AATGATTTGGTCTATATGATACAGAAAGTTTTTGTTTCTTTCCGTTTTGATATCCTATTGCAAGAATCTTGTCACGAGACCGGCATACATTGGTGTAGAAATCCATACTGTAAGTATACTACAGTCGGTCTATTCTGTCAATGTTCTTTTGTTTTCGAAATCGAAATGTTTTAGTGCAACTGATTTGATTTCTTCCCAATGACCTATTTGATTTAGTTCATCTTCTACTGTTTTCATCAAATCAGGATGGTCTGCAACACCACTTGAATTTTTAGTCAATACTTCTATATTAATCTTGTGTTTCTCAATCATCGCTTCAGCTTGTTTCACTTGAGCGCTCATTACTCTATTCATAAAATCTACCATATTATTTCCTCACTTTTCCTCTAATCGAGTTATTTCCTGTCGCAACTTTAAAATTAGTTTCGAGTTGCGGCTTCGGTTCAAATACTGTTTGTATAAGGCCTTTTTTGATAGTGAAGTTGTATTCTTTGGCATAGGGAATCCATGGCGCCATATTTGTTTCCATGTTTCCATCTTTTATCTCCGAAATACATATTTGAGTATCTTCTATACGGTAATCTCCGTTCCAAAGTTTTTTAACCCAACCTATTAAAACTTCACCTGTATCTAGGCGAATACATCTAACTTTCACAGTCTAGGACCATCTCCTGCAACTCTTTGCTTCTTCGACCCACTTGACCATACCAACGACTATCTTCCATTTGAACTGACATTTCTTCCCAATCTTCATTAGAACATGCCTTTAACATGTTTCTGAATTTGCCTAAACGGTTTGCACCTAAATTAAAACACATATTAACTAATACATGTTGAATGTTTTCTGGCAGTTCTTCAAAGATAATATTATTACTATCACAAACATGTATTGTTTCGTCTACATGTTTGTCAAAATCTGCATCGTAGTATCTATCTACGACCTCTTGTGAGACTGGTGTGCCTGCTGGTTCACCAAACTCTTCATCATCTTCTCTTATAAGATGACCTATTCCTAGAGTTAAATACCCTAAAGAATCCTCATACACTTCAAGGACTTCTCCTTCGTGTCTTTTAATTTGTTCTTTTAAAATTTCTATATTCATTTTATTCTTCACCCAATTCTAGTTTTTCATTACCGTTTTCTAGAGTAGAATTTTCCGATAAGTAAGCTGTTATTTGATTTTGTAAATCTGCATCATCTGTATATGTAAAAAGATGATACAACATTTCATTGTCCTCAGTTATAAATTTATATTGACACTTAGGCATTAATCTTCCTCAGGTCCCTCAGGCATGTCATGAACTTCTTCAATCCAAACATATCCTTCTGCCTCTTTTTCTGCTTTAAGTTCTTCAACTTTGTCTTCTTCACAATTAAATATAAACATCTCTGAACCTTCTATGATTCCGTCTCCGTCTACATCTTTTCCGAATTTATGATTTACTCTTGCCATCTTTTTCCTCTCTTTTGATTTGTTCTTGTATGAGTTCTACAAGTATGTCACCCATTAAGTTATTGAGTTCAGTATTATTTAGTAATTCCTCAATCGCTTCCTCAGAAGGTTCTACATCTTTTGGTAATCTTCTAATCGTTCTTTTGAAATTCATTTGAGGTTCGCCATCTACAAACTGAACATCACCATATTGATATACTAATCCTTCCCATTCACCAGATATAATCTCTATACCTGCATCTTGTTCGTGTGGGTTTTCTACAACCTGATATACTTCTTTAAATAGCATCGTTCATTCTTCTTTCAAACTCTTCGTAATATTCTTCTTCTGATAAGTGAACATCTTTATAATTATTTCTTGCAAGGTCTAACTTGTCACCTAAGAATGATTCATCTCTAAGTAATAATGCCTTCTCTAAAAACTCTTCAAAGGTTTGAACTCTTTGCCAATCATCTATTCTGTATGTGTTGTTTATGTCATAGTTTCTCCATACAAAAGGAAGAATACCTATTGCAAGTGCCTCAACATATCTAGATGTTGTTGCAGTTTCATCTAACCAATTAAAACATAGAGTTGACCTGCAAGGTTCTAATAAAGGATAAAGTTTTTTCCAATCTTTTATCCACTTAGACTTTCTCTCTACGCCTGATGGCATACCACCAATAAGTTGGCATGAAAGTTCACTTCGATAAATTTGACGAATGGTTTTCTCTCTATCATGACCGTGTTTCATACGACCCCAATATCCAAAGTCGATTGACTTTGTAGAACCTATCATTTCTGCCAAAGGGTTTTTCAAGGTGTTTATGAAGTGATACTTCATGCCGTGAATGTTGCCACTAAAATCTATCTCATCAATCTTAGTGAATGATTTTAATTTGATACCTTTGAATACTTCATTTCGATATAACTCTTCTGTATCTGCTCTATCACTACAGAACATAATAACATCTTTGTTTTCAAAGTATGGTCTAATCTCATCCATGTGTTCGTTAGACTTCGCCAAGTCTTTAGGATTCATTTGTAGTTCACCATGATACCTAAACTCACTATCACTTGGTATCACAATTACATCTGCCCACTTAATAGTTTCAGGTGTTCTCTTTGGTCTTGTATTATCAAATGATACATTATAAGTATCATAGTTGTATTGTGGATTTGCGTTCATCCACTTTACATAGTTTTCAAAGAAACTATCTAATACTGTCTCTAAAGGTCCATTGTATTTTACAAATGAACGAAGTCTTGCTATTGTTATATTCATGATTGAGTCACCTTCTGTCTTAGACCACTACTACTAAATGAGTGTTGTCTGTTTGTATAATAAATTTCATGAAGACCTTTACCTGTAAAATTTCTATCTACATAATCTTCGCCTACAAATCTTAAATGTATTTCTGTTGACTCTAATAAATCAATCAGACTTTGTTCAGTATCATACGGTATAATCTCATCGATATATTTTACTGCCTGTAATTGCATATATCTTTCATAGACTGACTGAACTGGTTGATTCTTTTCTTGTCTATCTATACTTGGGTCTGTTTGTAAACCAACGATGAGATAATCACAATTCTCTTTCGCCTCTTTCATCATAACAATATGACCTGCATGTAGCAAGTCAAATGCACCACAAGTAAAACCTTTTATCATGCCTCTTTATTTGGGTCCCAAATTGTTAAGTTTTTAGTTTTAAGTCTGTTAGCAACAATAGTATATCTATTCTGTTCCTCTTTCCATTCTTGCAACCATTTATCACCATCTCTCTCTGCATCAACAAAGATTGCGTTAGTAAATGCAAGTGGTAATATTATACTAACATGCACGATAATACTTGCAACAGTATTATATCCAAACCACCCTAGATAGTTTGCGGCTAGAAACCCGAAGAATACACTCCATACAGTAAATAGAACTAACATAAAATATGCTTGTAGACTTGGGTCTGCTATATATTTTAACGGATTATATCTCACATCCATCACTCTTCGCCAACCATTAACAAGACCCATTACAACTCTTCTAAACAGACTTGGCTTTTTCATATTTGGTTCAATCATATTATCCTCCTAATTGATTGCGTATATACTCTTTTATTACATGCATACCATAGCATGCCCATGTAATAACAATTATACTCCAAAATAGTATTTCAATCATCTGATTATATCTATTTCTTGGTTTTTGGTCCAAACTTCTAATTGATTTCGAAGTCGGCCATCGTTTTTTAAGTTTTCAAATCTTTTGCTTGCGTGTTTTTTCCACCATGCAATAATATTATCAAACTCAAATCTTTCAAAGTTTACATTTGGTTCTAATGTATCAGTTTCTAAATTCATATACTCTTTTACATTTTTGTAACCATATGTTCCTAAGTATTGTCTTTTTTGTTCTGTAAGATTCTTTGCATCTACAAAACATTGTTTGAATGGTTTAAGTAATTCACTATGACTTTTTTCTAAAGAGTTTCTTATTATTGAAATCATTTTACCTTGTGTCTTTAACTTTCTACTTGATGCATCTTCATGAACTAACGAATTGCCATTGTTCTTATTTTCAAACCATTCTTTTAAAAATGCATACTTATCATCATTGATTGAAGGAACAAAATCTGAATCAGTAAGTCCTATAAATCT